TTAGCTGCTCAGATACATATGTATCTGCCGTTGTCGTCATTGTTGCTGTGTCTGTATATGTAGCCATTTTTCACCTATACTATTTTGTAACCTTCGGAGCCATCAGACATGAATCCTAGGTTATTAGATATATATCCTCCGCCGTCTATTTCGGCCTGAGTCGCAGAAGAAAAATTCTTTGTTGCTGCGTCATCCATGATCACACAGTACCTAGCGGCCTGGAATGCTGATTTTACGGCCTCATAATACATCTTTCCGCCATTCATTTCCTTCATCTCGATAACCTGCATTCTAACAGATTCTTGGCTACCGTCTGCTGCCTGTGATGCGTCGGTATTGATGATGAATTCATCGCCAGTTTTTAGCGTCTCTTTGATGTCTGTTTGGAATTTAATTATCTGCTCGCCATCCCTTAGTCTCCCTATCATCCTAGAGCCAATGGCAGAAGCGTGGCCGGTAGTCTTCACGAAATCACATTCTATCTGCGCAGTTCTCGATAGATTCCATTGAGTGGCGCTTTCGGCCCCTGCGTCATATACAGGATAAACAGCATTCATATTCTTGGCGCTATTATCATCTGCCTCATTGATTTTGTCATACCAAACCAAAACCTGTGTAACCTGTTCGCGCATGTTTTGCTCAGATGATGCAGATCCTTCAATTATATTTAGCTCATCAGTGTATGTTGTTAGATTCGCTAATGGTGCTTGTGGAGCTACTGCAAGAAGCTCTATTTTCTGCGTGAAATCATCCCACCACGGATAAACCGTACCCTGAATACATGCTCGCTCAACAATCGATGTTATTTTCTCAGGCGCAGACACGACACCATCAAGCCGGCTTAGGCCCAGCCATTTAGAGGCCTGCTCATCCCATGTCACGGTATTGATGTATGACTCAATTCCAGCATAAGTAAATAGCGTCGTGAGCGCATCAGTAGGCAAGACATTATCAAACACGATGCACTTTTGCACTGTATCACCCGCTGAATGTGCCGCCGCTGTGGAGCCTCTAGCGCCTCTAGTGCAGCCTGTTAACTGTCCCGCTGCAACCGTTCCAGTTATCAGTTCTGAGCCAATACGCACCGTTACAGTGTCACCTATCGCGAATTCAGACGATACCAAAGGGATAGGATGATATGACCCATCGGCACGATAAAACGTCAATTCATTATCCACGGTTAATGGAATGAATGATGCTGTACTATCGGCGCGATAGAATGGAAGAGATCCAGCGAAAGGCTCGATATATTGAACTGTGCCATCTGACCGGAGTAGAGGGAATTTAGCATCGCCAATAGTATCAATATCTATCGTTGTCTGTGAATCGGTGATGCCTGAGACTAGATAGACATAACTGGGAGAAGGAGCGACAGCTGTGTTTAGCTTATGCAGAATGTCTTTGCACTTGATGGTTGTGACGGTTTTCGCCTTATCAACTTTATCAATGATATATTGGCGCATGCGAAAATTTGTAGCATCATATCCTGCATCGGTCAGGAAACCATCATAATGGCGAACAACTCGCCCAGTGTAATACTTGTTACGAGCAAGCCATTTACCCCAAAACGTGCCTTGCGTCATTGGGTCATATGTTCTGGTTGCTACGTATGGGTCTGTCCCTCTGTCGTGATGGCGCTGGTCTGTGAGCTTTAGGCTTAGTTCCGAACGAATGCCGATGCCCTTTCCAGGTGTCAGCCGAGTCGGAGCAGATGATACAGATTCAAGCAATGGGTAGCCATCAAGCCCCATATCAAGAGCGTCATTAGTCGAATCAAAGAATCGATATGTTTTCGTCCCTGCGTCATAGGCTTGCGAGTATTGGCATGTTGACCTTGTCTTGTAACAAGCAGTTGCGATATTTGATAAATCCGTCTCTCTGTTGTAAATCCTGAACCCTTCGATTACCAAAGGAGAGGCTGATACGTCAAAAGACCCTAACGCATAAAAACCAGTGTAGCCACCAATTGCAATTGCTGCATCATCGCCAGATACCATGAGGGTTTCATTCAAATATACTTCTATTCTGTATCCAGATAGATGGATTCTTATTTGATCTTGAGCGCCCCTTAATGGAGTGTATGACTCAAATGCGACAGTTGCAGCAGGCGTTGCTGCCCTGTAAATAGACCAATACCAAACGCTGCCATAATCATCTATTCTAACCTCGTAATGGTCATCAGTTCCAGAAAATCCAACAGACCTCACAAAGAAATACAAGGCAGTATAACCTGTTAAAGGGTCTGGAAAAGTAACGTCTATATAGATATCTTCAACGTCAGGAGAAAAAGCGTTTGAGTTATAATACTCTGATTCATATGCGCTTGAATACGAGAGCTTGTTTGAGTTGATAATTGCGTCAGAGAAGTTCGTTTTTACCCATGTATAACCTGTTGCTGCATGAGCTTGCAGGAGAGTGCCATTAGCATCTGTCAGTGTATCATCATAATATTTGCGAGCAGCAAAAGGCGCGCACGGGAATACCCCCCACTCCCTAGTGCATTCATCTACATCAACCTCTACATAACGTAGATAACGACGGCCAGAGCGTTTTGATTCTGTCTCGAATGTCATAGTCTGCAATTAGCCTTTATGGTAAAGCCCATATAGGTTACATTCTGCCATGCCGGGTTTATATCGCCAGTTAGCCAAGCAATCGCTGTTTCTGTTGCACGACCTGCCGAATCCCACTTGATGAAAAACAGGTCATCGACCATATCCGCATAGAGAGCATCGAAATTGGAATCAATCCATGACGGAAGTACATTTTTGAAATTCATCTGAATACTATTCTTCTCATATCTGACAATGTTACCAATGGGAATTCCTGTCTCAGATATGTTCGCGTCAATCTGCCTCATGTGCGAATGCTTAGGCGCTACGAATGGCGCTGATAATGTGCCGTCAGGCTGCACAGAAACGCCTACATTGATATGTGATATCTTAGGCGCTGTACCTGTAACGGTTATCTTGATGTAGCGATGTGAGACGCTTGTAAATGACGAGAATATTACAGCATCAGTTGTAGGGTTAAGCGTCTCGATGGTTGTATAGGCGATACCATCATCTGACCAAGCAATAGCAATTGAAGCTGAATCAGAGCCGAGGTTAGCTGACACCCCCCAATAATTGAATGATTTGGCAGTTCCGTTATCAATAACCACGGTTTGAGCGCCTGCACCTGGTTGCCAGAAGTCAGTTAGGAATGTATCCCACAAATTATCGACATTGGCAGAGTCAGCCGATGCGGTAAGCGTTGCGGTCTTCAGCAGGTTCTGTGCGCCAATGAGTGTAGTGATTGCCATTAACCAGCCTCGAATCTGTACCCGCGATCTGTAGCCTCGTTCATCATCTTGAACATTCCCTTTACGGTCATGAATGAATCAGGGTCTAGGTCTGGGAATCTTATCACGCGTTCTTGTGGTTGTGGAGCATCTTCTATCCCTCTAGGGGCTGGCCCTATTCCGCCTCCTTCGCCGAGAGTGCTTCCTGAATTAGCTGCACCTCCTCCGCCTCCGCCACCACTACCGCCTCCTCCGTTTTGGATTGCACTTATGATAGCACCAACAGCAAGAGATGCAGCTCCAGCCGCAGCAGCTCCACCAAGAGGCCCGCCGATAGCCGCACCCCACTTATAGGCACCGACTATAGCCGCTTTGCCTAGCATCTTTGCTTGGTCTAGCAGATATCCTTTGAGTAGAGCTGTCGCGTCTTTGTTTCCAGACTCGGCCATGCGGATCGCAAAAGCCGTGTTCTTTCTTACTCTATCCTCTTCGTCCTTGTCTCTTTTCGATTTGAGATTGGCTTCTTTATCTAATCTATCTTGAGCAATACTAAGAAGTGAATCTTCATATTCTTGTGTGGCTTCAAGTCTTAGCTGTCTGCGCTCGTCCTCAGTTCCTATGTGCGCATCTTCAAGTTCCGTTATCATCGATTGTTTTTTGAGTAACGAGTTTAGAGCTTGCTCTTCATCAGAGGCGTAATACTCTTTAAGTATCTCAAGTTGTTTCTCTAGTTTTTCTTGTAGCTTTGTATCCACAGCAGCGGCAGCTGTTGATGCTGTGTCTTCTTCTGCTTTTGGCTGAGATGCTTTTTCTTCTACTAGTCGCCCTAGTGACTCGCGCTCTTTTTCAAGCGCTTCAGTTGTCATCTGTACTTGTAGCTGAGCCTTGCTCTGCTCTTCCGTGAGTGTTGCAATTGCTGCCGTTGCTTCTGGATGTGTAGCACTTAGAGCTGCAAGAGACGAGGAAATATCGTTGTAATTCTTTATCGCTGCTTGTTGTACTATGCTTGCTGATTCAAATACAGATTTTTGGTCTTCTACTTGCTGGGTTAGCGACTTAGTAGCGGCAACATGCTCATCAACAAGATAAACACCTGTTGCAAGCCTACCCATAAAATTACCGATGCCTTCGCCAAACTCAACAAATGCTGTAGCGCCTTTTGCTGCCCACGTAATAAGCGTTGCAACTGCTCCTACAAGATTGTCAACACCTTCTTTTGTCTTTGGGTCTGCTATTACTTGTGATAGCTCATTGATTGCCCTTGTAGCCGCTGGCATTCCTGTGCTATCAATCGCAAGCGCTGATATTTGACTGCCTAGGTTATCAATCGCGCCGCCAAACGTTTCCATCTGCTTGGCTGCTGCGCCTGCAAATTGGACTTCTCCAATTGAAAGCAGATAATCCTGAATCTCTTGCGAGTTCTTGCCTACTTCCTTGGTGACACCTTGGAATGTAAATTTAACCCTGTCGCCTTCGGATGCGGATTTAATGCCAAACTCTTTAAGGCGCTCAAACTCACCAGTAGCAGCATCTGCAACAGCTTCTATCATCTGATTCAAATCCTTACCCATTGCTGCGGCGGTATTTGAATATGAGATGATTGCCCTCTCTGATGGATCTAGCCCAAGAGCTTTTAGTTTGATGAATGAGTTTGTGAGGTCGTTTAGACTGCCTGGAACCTCAGTCATCAAGATCTTCATTCTGTCTACTACATCATTTGCGGCCTCAGTTGATCCAGTAACAGTAACTAATGCGCCGTGTAGTTTTGAGAATTCAGCATTGATTGAAATGATTTCATGGACTACAAGACCAACGCCAAGAGCGGCAATCGCGCCACCCATAGCAGAGAATCCATCGCCTAGCCTGCGAGCCGAGCGCTCCGTTTCTCCTGATTGCTTCTCTAGCTTGCCAAGTTCGCTAGTAGCTTTCTTGACATCCTTAGAATCAATCTCCAAGCCAAGCCGCGCAATATCTTCAGCCATCGGAACGCCTCATTATATCTAGGTCAATCATTAGCTCAGTTTCCCACGGCGTTAGCTCTTCGCCCATCCTTTCGCAATAGGCGTTGATTTCAGAGTATCCGATGTTGGTGCTTCCTTTGTTTATTGATAGGTACTTGTTCCACATAACACGCCCTTCATCGGATAAATCAGGCATTCCTGATAGTTCCTTGAAGTCCTTCCCTGACCTCTCAGCAATCCTTTTCCAGTTTACTATCCTTGATTCTGTTGCGTAGTTGTCCCTTCTGTGTGCGTAGAAGGCCCATTCGGCGTAGTCTCTGACTTCTGCGCCGAGGGCCGAGTAAAATTTAACGCGTTGCTGAAGAAAGTATCGCATTGATCTAACACTTTAGGGGCAAGCCTATAAATCAAAGCTGCATTCTTTTCAGAGAACTCAAAATCATCGCCGCGTGTTTCTTCCCTTGGATCTGGCATGTTCTCCCAATCCATCGTTACACGCGCCATTAAATCCTCATCATCGAGCATGCTTTCATGATACTCACTTGCTTCCTTAGTCTTTCCAAGATCGATGAGTTTCAGGTAAATCTGCTGTTGCGCATCTCTCAGCCGCTTAGTCTCTCGCCAGGTCTTGGAATGAACGCCTCTCAGCTTGATTCTGATTGACGTTTCATCACCTAGCGCGTCCTTAACGACCATCCATGCCCCATCTTCATGGGGCTGTGCAGTGAAAAGTAGGTCAAGATTCATTATGCAGCCACGCCGACAGTCAGAGCGCCGTTGCCGGTAAAGCTGAACGATGCAGTATTGGTTGCGTTGTTACCTACGCCAATCTCGATACCGGTGATGGTTGCCGTGCCTGAGTATTGAGCGCTACCAAGTGCAGCGCCTTCAGGGAGCAACGCAAGCGATACAGACGCGCCGATAGTCAGAGCGCCTTGGCCAGTGGCATCGGTATCATCCCACCAGCAAGAGACTGATCCTGACCAGTTCACAGTTCCTACAAGGTGTGAATCAGCAGCATCACCAAGTGCGGTATCATCCATCGTTGCTGCTCCCTGAGTCATGGAGAAGCTGGTGATTTCAGCGATTACGTTTGCGCCGACTTTGACAGTGCCATCATTGCCCTTAAAAGTAGCCATATTACTTTACCTCTTTCACTTGTTTTTGCTGCTTTTCAGTCCAGCCGTTAGCTTTCATTGACTCAACCATTGAAGGATGAGGCGTTACAGGTTCACCACCACCAGGCGGATACAATTTGATTTCTTCCATAATCACCTCTTTTGTAGATGTGAGTAATATCGAATTCTGACAGGCACCTGCCATCTATCGTCAGAACGAATTGCAGGAGCAAGGCTTGTTGATTCGCATCTAACAACCCTACCGTTATAGGTTAATAGCGTACCTTCCTTATAATGGTCTGCAACAGTGTCTGCCATTGTGTAAGCCGCAAACTTTCCATCAGGGTCATCTACAGGAGCAAAGATGTTCACTAGATAGATACCAACATAATCATCAGTCCCGCCGCTTCCTATGCCGATAGAACTGCCTTCAGTGTCAGCAGGCAGCATATCAACGCGCAGATACAGAGTGCCTTTGACTGGCTCAAACTTGCTATTAGGAAGCGCCACAGGAGGCGTGCCAGGTATTGTTGCAGTCCTTGCATCGAGAGCGGCTGAGATGTCGAAAAACTCACTCATTTTCGCGCTTCTCTGATAGCCTTTCTTGCTATCTGCTGATATTCGGCAACGCTTATTGACAGCATACCAGCAGGCGCTTGATCGCTAGAGCCATTCTCCAGCTTTTGGATATACGGGAGATTGTTCGCCAATGTAAACTTGTCTCCGATATCAACTCTCGACGCCTCAGCCTGTGCAGCAGAGATTGCAGATGACCCGCTTTTGTCTCTGTCATCGCTCACGCTATCGCTGAATTTATTGATTGATGGCAGCCAGTTAGCCCTTGCCCTACCAGTATCAACAGGAGTGCGAATAATCACTGCGCGAGAAACATCAAATGCAATCTTCTTAAACACAATAAGAGTGCGCTTTTCAGTCATTTCAGACCATTTCTTGATATCTCCACTGAAGCTCATCGCCGTATCGCAACCTTGAAAAGTAGAGGGGTTACGCCATCAGGGACTAGCACGCCAACTCCCGATATCTTCCACACAACAGAATTTATGGTTACTGCTTGATCGAATTCAGGATACCAATCCAGAGCATTACCATCTGACTTTCGTGCAGCCATCAGCAGATAAGACGTGTTGACCTCAACGCTAGTATCAGTCATCGCCATATTATCTTGGTTATCGGTCTTGTTGCTTTTCGCTGGCAACTTTACAGCATAGACAGATTGCGTCTGTGTAGTTGCTCCTGTCGTTTGGCCGGTTGCAGAGTTTTTAGTGCCACCTGTAACGCGAGTCAGTGTGACTAGAGTCCCGTCCTCTTGGATATCTAGCGCAGCATCAATGGCGTCATCAAGATAACTCATGCCCTGCTAATCCTGTTGCGTGGAATGGTAAGCTTTGAGATTAGGCGCGTAACTTCTGGATATGTCGGCTGATAACTCGCGCCATCTACCCACTCTTTTTCCAATACATCAACTTTCTTGCGCTTCAGTTGTGATGCGCGGGTAATGTTCTCGGTAAGAGTTTCGCCAGTCACAATTAGAAACATGACTTCAGCACATGCTTGGACTAGCTTAGTAGGAAGCCCATCAATCAATGCACCGATTTCATCATAGGCATATGCTCTAGGCCATCCAAGCGCCTGCGTCGACGTTTCAATCTGCCCAATCCATGCATACTTTCCGTCTAGGTATTGAGTTGCCTGACGCGCTGCGATTTCCTTTGCGGCAGTAGTAGCGCCATCCCATGTGGCATTTGCGCCTTTGTACGAAGCGATATAAGTATCTGCATCAGCAGTAGAAATATAGGATTCTGCTGTGGATAATCCAGTCCCATCCTCTACGATTAATGCCATGCTTATATGTCCTCTGAGATATGGGGAGGCGAACCTCCCCTATCTGGTTTACTCTTCTTTGGCTTTCGGGCCGCGTTTCTGTTTTGGCTCTTCTTCGTTTGCACGGTAAGCGCCTGAAGCAATAAGCTCCTTAGCGTCTACCGGCTCACACTCAAGAGCCTCCCCAGTTTTCACGTCATAGACAACCATGATTACATATCCGCTTTCGCAAGATAGCAATCATAATCGATGCTAGGAGTGGTGCCAGCAAGGGTTGCAGTTACGCGGATGAATGCGCTATCTGCATCCAGCTCTTCGGCAATCTTGCCGTTAAGCGGGATATCCAAGCGACCAGACGCGGTTGCAGAGCCAATGTTAGGCATGGTTGCGATGGAGGTATAAGTACCACCTACCAAATCGCTCACTTGGATAGAGAAAATGTAACTCTCATCGGTCGTGGTGAAGTCCATGCCGTTGTATTGGATGACGGCCTTGTAAGCCCCAATCTTACGCACGTCAAACGCAACCCCAGTTTCTGAAGTGGTCGCAGTGATCGGCGTGCCAGAGGTACGCAGAGCGAGCGCAGTGTCGTAAGTGCTATTAGTACGATTTCCCATGATCTACTCCTTACACAGTCACAGTGGCGTTTTTGATACCGCGAAGGCGAGCAGCCCCGCGACCGTGGAACACAGCGAAAGATGAGTACCACTCAACAAGGGTGCGGTAGATTACACCGTCATCAGTCAAGCCTAGGTCTTCAACTTCGATGCTGCCATTTTGCAGCCCCATCACGCCCTCTTCACTAAAGCTCACGCAGTAGATGGAGGTTGATGCGGCAGTACCACCACCAGGATTTGCCTCAGTAAACGGCAGGATTGCAGTGCCGGTATTATCAAGGTCAAGCTCGATAATCGGCAGGCCGTCATACATGGTGATTCGCTTGCCGAAGTCATCTTGCATGTGGGTGATGAACCCGCCAACAGAGCTATTGCGAGCGGCTGCGGTAAGCAGGCGGCGCATAGTCTTGTTCATGATAAGATGGGTAGGGTTGTACACCTGGTCGATCAGTTGGTCGAGCTTCGCAAGGCTCAGAGCATCACCGCCAGAAGTCGCGCCGGCATCGATGAGCTGGCCACCAACAAGGCGAACTTGCAGGCCGTCGAACTCTTTCGGGTTGTCGTTGGAATCACCCTTAATAAAGCGGTTAGTCCAGCGCAGCGACAGAGCGCGAACCTTCATTGCCTCTTGGCGTGCTCGTGCAGTCTCGCCCTGAGTTTTAATTAGGAAGCGGTCAACATCGAGGGTGCCACCAGCAATGGTCAGGCTCTCAGTTTGAGGATTGATAACGCCGGTAGATGCCGTGTAGGTTTCGTTTAGGCCGCGAAAGCCGATACCAGGAAGAACATCTTCTGTGTTGTATTTGAGCGCATTGCCTTGAATGCTTTCAAAAGGAAGATTGGCAAGAATGCCAGAAGAACCAGCGTAATACTCGATCACGCCTTGTTTCAGATCGTCGCCAGCAGAGAGCTTAGCGTATTCCAATAGAGTCATGGCCATAGCCGTAACCTCCTAAATAAAGATGAATGATAATGGGATTTATCCCGTTACCCTCCAGCCTTACCAGAGGTTACAGCCTAGCCGACCATCAAATGATGGATTTAACCGCCCCTTGCGGCCCTCATGCGAGCAGCCCCGAAGACGCCTGAATCTTTACCGCCTGCTGAGCCGCTTGAATTCCTAGAGCCGCCGCCGCTCAGACCTGACGAATTAAACAACCTTGAGTACTTCTCGCTGGCTTTCATCTCGTCAATGAGCTTATCAATACTTTCAAGCTCTTTGTCGCCTGCCAGATTTTTAACTTGTAGCACATGTTGACCATCTTTGTCAACCACACTTACCAAGTCTTTGGCCGCAATTACATCAAGAATCAGGTCAGCATCGCCCTTATCGCCTACAGAGCGAAACACAGCTTCATTGCGTGTACGTGTGCGCTCTTTGGAAGTCATCTCTTCAAGCTGCTTAGCAGCATCAGAGTACTTGCTTTCCCATTCCTTAGCCGCTTCAATCTTCGCAGCCTCAAGACGCTCCTCGACGGTCATATCTTTGTCAGCCAACTCCTTCAGGCGCTGCTTCATCTTGCTATACTCATCAAGGTCAATGCCTTCATACTGAGACAGGCGGTCTTTGTATGATGTGACTTTTCCAAGCAGTTCATCGCGCTTCAACAAAAGCCCTTTCTCATCCTCCATAGACTTTTCAACAACCTTTGAAATCACCTCGTCATTATCAAGGCCGATTGATTTAAGAAAATCTTGATCTAATGCCATCTTTCTAACTCCTAAAGTTATGCGCCTAGCGCAGATATTGCTATTTTACTAGCGTTCTTCGCCCCAT